CCTCACCAGCGAGCGGGCCGATGCGGTGCGCGACGCCTACGAGCGCCGCAACAACATCACCTGCCTGTTCGGCCGGGCCGGCACCGGCCTGCGCGGCATGCTCAACCACCCCGCCATCGACCGTGTGGTGGTGACCGGTAACTCCTCTGATGCCTGGTTCAACGACCCCAACACCACGCCCCAGCAGATGCTCGATCTGCTCAACTACGGGGTCACGCAGATGCGGCTCAATTCCAAGCAGATCGAGAACCCCAACACGGTGTTGATGGGCGAATCGGATCACCGGATTGTCTCCACCACCTGCCGCAGCTCCACCGACAACACATCAGTGCTGGAGCTGTTCCTGAGGCAGAACCCCGGCATCACCAGCGTGGAGCCGATTAACGAGCTCGACCCGGCCAACAGTGGCGGCAACCTCAGCGCCCGCCGGATGCTCTTCTACCGGAAGGATCCGACCAAGGGGAAGTTCCACATTCCCCTGCCCCTCACCTTCCTCCCTCCCCAGCCAAAAAACCTCAAGTTCATCGTTCCCTCGATGAGCAAGCTCGGCGGCTTCATCCCTGAATTTCCCCTCGCCTTCCTCTACATCGAGGACGGCGGCTGATCACGGCTGATCGGTTTCATCCCTCTGCGCACCCTTTCCCCATCCGCTCCCTATGACGACGACCTACTCCACCAAGCCCGCCACCAAGCCCGCCACCGAACCCGCACCCCAAGAGCCCATCACAGGCTCCCTGGCATCCGAACCCGCACCCCAGAAGGCCATCACCGGTTCCCTGGCGTTGGTCTTCACTCCCGAGCTGAACGAGGCCTGCCTGCAGTCCTGCCGTGGAGGCTCCCTGGCTTGGGTGTTTGGCCCGCTGAGCAATCCCACCACGCTGCGCATCAACCCGGGCCTCAATGGCCCGATCGATCGCAGCCTGTGGGAGCAGGCCGCGGAACGGCCCGACACCCAGGTGTTCATGGGGCGCGGTCTGATCCAGGAGATCGAGCTCACCGATGGCGCCACCAACGCCGACGGTGAGCTGACCCTCGGCGCCGTTCCGGTGCCGGTGGCGATCCGCCTGGTCTACGGCTGCCGAAACACCGAGCAGCTGGAGCAGTGGCTGCGCAAGGAAGACCGCCAGCAGCTGCGGGAGCGCATTGCCGCACGGATCAAAGAAATCAACGACGGCAAGCCCTGAGCACGATGGCAGTCCCCACCCTTGCTGAGTTCCTCGATCGGTTCCCCGAACTGGCTGTGCACACCCATGCCCAGCTGGAGCAGGCGCTGGCCACCGCCGGCCGCCGCTGCGACGAAACCGTGTGGGACATCCTTCACAGCGATGGTGTTGGCCTGTTCGCTGCCCACCTCATCGCCTGCCGGGTGCGTGAAGTGGGGGCCCAGGTGGGCCAGGCCGCTTCCTCCGCCGGCAGTGGCCTGGAGGCCACCTACTACGGGCAGCAGTTTGCCGAGCTGCAGTCCGGTCTACCGCTCACCTGCGGCTTTGCCATCTGATGAACACAAACGCCCCCATCTCTGCAGATCCCTGGGCCAACCGCTCCGAGGGAATGCGCTGCAAGACCTGCATGTGGTTTGCCCCGAAACGAACAGCTGAGCCCGGAGTGGCAATCAACATCGGCCGCTGCCGGCGTCACGCCCCGACCATGACCGGCTACCCGGTGGTGTTCGTGAACGACTGGTGCGGCGACCACAAGCTCAACGAAAACGCCCTCTGATGACCACCACCCCCCAGCCAGCCTCTGCCTACGGCAACCTCGCCAACGCCACCCTGGCGTTTGAGGTGGCTGGTGCGGTGCTGACGGTGGATGCCGACACCGGCAACCAGGTGGCGGCCACGGAGGTGATCAACTACCTGGCGGCCCTGCGGATCAATCGCTCCCGCTGGGAGAAGCAGGTGGGTGTGGACGAATCCACCTTTCCCTGCACCGGCCGGCTGCTGAGCCCCGCCACCCTCGATCCACGCATCGTGGGGGGCAGCAAGGCCGTGGCGGTGATCAATGGCCGCCGGGGCCGCTTTGAGCTGCAGGAGGACCTGGGGGCTCCCGTGGGTGCCATGCCGCTGCTGCGCCAGCAGATCAACGGCACCTTCCGGGTCACCGGAGGCCGCGGCGATGAATGAACAGCTGCTGCGCGAGGTGGTGAGCGAGGCCTGGGGGCGTTTCAGCGCCCACGTGGACTCTGAGCTGACCCGGCACATCACTGATCCGAAGTGGAACTGGCCACGTGGGGAAAACCCGCGGGACATCGTCGACACCGGCGACCTGCGGGCTTCGCAAACGATGGCGATCGATCCCCGCCCTGGGGTGATGGTCACCAAATACCGCTGGTCGGCCCCCTATGCCCCGGCGGCGCATGACGGCGCGGTGTTCAAGGCCACCGACGCTGAGGGCAACCCCCGCACCATGCCGGCCCGCCCATGGACCCGTGAGCTGCTCAAGGACCGCCAGCGGCTGCAGAGCACCTTCAAGCTGCACTTCACCCTGTCCGCCAAGCGCCGGGGCCTCGGCGGCAACAACGGCGGCGGGGCCCCGGCCCCGGCCGTGCCGCCGGCTGGAGGTGCATCGTGAGCCAGGCACGTTGCCAGGTGGAGCTCGGCGCCACCGTCCGCCAGGTGGCCGACGACCTGCGCGAGCTGTTCGGCCCCCTCCTCGGCCTCTACAAACGGCCCAGCGGCCCACCGATCCAGGCCTTCTGGACGGTGGGCAAGGGCCAGGTGCGGCCCAGCTGGACGGCCACTGGCATCGAGGCGGTGCTCACCAATGCGCCGGAGCGCGAGCTCCTCGGCCGCCCCACCCCGGTGATGGCGGCCATGCGCACCTGGACCCTCACCTTCACCCAGTTCGACACCAGCAGCGATCTGGAGGCTGTGCGGCTGCTGGCGTTTCGCGCCTGGCCGACGGCCCAGCAACGTCATCAGCCCCAGACTGATGACAGCTACGAGCGGCTCATCATCGAGCTGCCCGATCCGGTCCTGATCGCCTCGCTGGCCCCTTCCGGTTGATCCAGCAGCCGCCTCTGTTCATCCCCTCCCGACCCCCGACATTCCCAGGACAACGACATGGCCGACTTCGCGATTGGGCAAGGCTTCATCAAGGCGCACCGCAGCATCCTGCTGATGACTCCCCTGCGGGCCCCCTGCCGCTACTTCCCCACCCGGGACAGCTCCGGCTTCATCACCCGGCCCACATTCGATGCCGGGGACTGGGCACGGGAGCTGCAGACCGTCAAACAAGTTTCTTTTTCGGTCGACAACAACGAGAAGGATTTTCGCCTCATCGGTGATGAGGGCTGGAGCGACAGCGTGACAACCGGATCCAGGGTCAGCGCCAGCTTCGACACCTTCTTCTCCAAGTCGATCGTTCAGGCGGCCACCGCCGGCTGCCCTGAGTTTCGCGGCGACTACAGCGAGGAGTTCGCTCTCGTTGAGAAATCGCGCTACGACACCGACTCAGAGGTGTTCGTGGAGATGCTCAAGGAGCTGGGTCGCGCCAATGGCCCCACCGGCGACTACGTCTACGACTACGCGGGGTTCAACTGCTGCCTGCGCAACTACAAGGAGCCCCAGGCGGCTGAGGACCTGATCAACGTGACCTTCGACGGCATGAGCCGTGGTCGGGCCGTGTTTGGCCGCTTCAATGCCGGCGGTGCTCCATTTGCCAGCGGTGCCATCCAGTCCGTGATCCTTGCCACTGCCCCCTCCAGCGGCACCCGCCGGTATGCGGTGGTGCCTGTGGACAACGGCACGGCGATCGTGACCACTGCCAACCAGACCGTCACCTACACCTCCGACGGCACGGCGGCCCTCACCCAGCTGGCCCTGGGTGCTGCCGATGGCTCCGGCTTCCGCCTCGAGGTGGCCTCCAGCGGCGTCCGCGTCCCGGCGGTCGTCACCCTGGCCTCGAACGTGGTCACCATCAACCCGGTGGCCGACCTGGCCGCGGCGACCATCTACCGGCTGGTGGTGCGCGATGGGGCGATCACCCAGGCGGTCAACGCCTCCCTGGTGGCCGATGCCGCCGGCATCCGCCGGCCGCTGGCGGGCTTCTCCACCACCTTCCGCACCGCCTGATCCTGATCAGGGCAACAGGGGCAACATCGGGGGCCTGCGGGCCCCCTTTTCGTGGCGTCACGAAAATGGGGCCTCGAACAAAAGCAGGCCAGCTATGACCAGATCATTGATGAGCAGCTGGCCACCGAGCGGCGCCTGCGCAATCTGGTCGCCATCAAAAGAGGAGTGATCCTGCTGAGAGGGCGTTCGGCAAAGGGCTTTAATACAGACACCAGGTCGGGACTCTGCTCCAACCAGAGCGGTCTCCTCTTGCAGCAGCTTTCCGAGCTAGGTCAATGTATGAAATACAAATACTGCGGTTTGCGTCTTCCGCAATACGATTGGACTTTAAGCAACTTCTAAGCGCTTCTATACTTTCCAGGTAAATTGAACAATCAGACGTACTTACTTGCGACTTTGCGCTTGATGAAGCGAGCACGCTGACTCCCACAGTGGCCGCGGCGACCAGAGATGCGAAGCGGCGCGGGGTCATCGGATCCGAAGCAGGGTGAGCACGGGATAGCTGGCGTTGAGCCGCCTCCCGTACTCTTGCACTGGGGGAGGGGTCGTGCCCACCCGCAAGGCTGGGCGCCGGGAGCGGTGCCGTCTGTCGCCGCTCGGGTTCCGGTTGCGGAGGCCCCTCCTCCACCCCACTTGACAGATCGAACTGCTGTACTCTGCCAAAACCCGGCGTCGCTGCTGGGCAACAGATCCGCCCGCTTCGAGCGGGAGTCATCAATGAAGAGCAATCTCACCCCCAAGGGGATGGAGCAGCGCACCTGGAATGGTGTGGGCATCTTGCGTCGGCCCTTCGACGGCTACGTGAACGCCACGGCCATGTGCAAGGCCTATGGGAAGCTTTTCGCCGATTACTGGCGGCTTGAGCGCACAACCCAGTACGCGCAAGCACTTTCGAGGTCTATGGGAAATCCCATAGACCCCCTGATCCAGTCGATCACGACTGGCCCGAACGAGCTGCGGGGCACCTGGGTCCACCCCCGCATCGCGGTTGATCTGGCCCGGTGGCTGCACCCTGAGTTCGCCGTGATGATGGACGGCTGGTTCCTGGAGAGCTTCACACCCAAGCTCGCTGCCGATCCCAACCCGGCCACGGCGGCCCTGCCCCCGAAGCAGCGGGAGCTGCTGGAGTACCAGGTCGGCGGCCCTGGCATCAACGTCCTCGGCGCCACCGCCTTTTCGGAGCCCCTGACCCAGATCCTCGACGCCTACACCACCCAGACAGAAGTCGAGCAGGAGGCACTGCCCCAACCTGAGCGCTGCCGTTCCTTGCGCTACCCCCGCCCTGCCGCCAAGCACTTCCTTGAATGGTTCGTTGCTAAGCACGGCCAGCTGGTGATCTCCCCAGCCCCTATCGGCATCCCTGTCGGAGCGGTGGCCTGCCCTCCCCGGCCACCGGCCCCGCCGGCACCCGCGCCGCAGCCCCCACGCAACGATCAGGCCTGGGCCATGCCCCAGCAGCGCTTCAATCGCGGCGACCTGATCACCGGCCCTGAACTGTCCCACCTGCTGGGCATCAGTTCGCACTCCCTCAACAAGTGGGCTGCTGCCAAGCCGTTCGGAGCAGAACGCGACGGCTGGCGCCTCATCGGCCGCGGCAAGCTCTCCGCCGGAAAGCTGTGCAGCACCTATCCCCCGGGCTGTGCCAGCTGGCTGTTCCAGAAGCTCTGAGCCGCACCCTCACCACGGCCCGGGGCCTGCGCCTGGGCCACCCCATCCCCTTGCACGCTCCCCATGCCCGTTCTTCCCCTCTGGTCTTCCCCTCCCCCTGACGAGTGGGAGGCCACTATGCGCGCCGAGTTCGACGTGCTCCGCTCGACCATCTTGCGGGTGGGCCTGCTGGCTGCCGACAAGGTCTGCTCCCGAGAAGATCGGATCCGGCTTCAGTTGCTGGCCTACCAGGATCCCGAAGGCATCACCACGGCCAACCTGCCAGAGCTGCACGACCAGGTGCTGCAGCTCACCACACAGGTGGCCCACATCGCCCTGGCGGCTGTGAGCAAGGCCGCGGCGGCTCCGGATGATCCGCGCCGGCAGGGGGGAGCACAGACTTGAGGCACTACTGATCGCTAGCTGTGCATCACCGCCTGCTGCTGACCCCGATGCAAAACGTGGTGGCGATCGACTGCCGCGCCCCTGACGATGGCGGCGAGGTGTCGGTGGGCATGCTGGTGATCGAAGCCGGCACCAGTGATACAGAGGTACTGGTGACCCCACCAACAGGCGGCAATGAGTTCTGGATGACCCTGCCTGAGGCTGTCCTAAACCAAGGCCAGCGCTACGTTGGGTTCCAGATCCGTGCAGCCCTTCGGCCTGTTTCATGACCTTCAGCAGCCGCCTTTTGGCGTCGTTCCGCACCGGTCACAAGATCATCGGCGGCAAGTTCCGCCTCGCGGTCTACGGCAAGGTGCTCCAGGGGGAAGCGGAGCTCCTTGAGCAGCACGATCGGGAGCGCTGCGTCAGCGTCGGCGCCTTCTATCAGCTGGCCGATGGCATCGCCAAGGACACGGGGATGCCCCTGGAGGAGGTGGACAAGCTGATCCAGAACATGACCGCAGCGGTGGATCCAGGCAATCCTGATTCCGTCAAAGGCGCGCTGCAGAGCTTTGGCCTCCTTTCCGCCGATCAGGGCCGGCTGCACAACTTCCTTGCCAGCCAGACCCTGCTGGGTGATCAGAAGAAGGCCCAGGTCCATAGGGTGCTGGTCGGCCGCGGCGAGGGGATGGACCCCGAAAGCCTGGAGTGGGTGAAGTTGGGGCCCGACTTGTGGGGTGAGGAGGACACCGCTCAGCTGCCGACCGATCTGATCAACGAGATCCAGCAGTTCCTCCTCGATGAGAAAGCGGCGATGCTGGCCGCGGGAAAGCCTCCGGCAGCGGCGAAGAATCCCCGTCGAGCGCCGAAGAACTCACCCGCAGCGAGCACCGCGACCGAATAGAGGCCTACCTCAAGACACCACCAACCGACTGGGATGAGATCCAGTTGGTGCTCACCAGCGGCCTGACACTGGATCCCCGCTGGCATGCCGAGCGGCTGCCGTTCCAGCCGGTGGATGCCGTCCTGAAGGCCTACCACTGGGCCCTGAAGGAGAAGGCGAAACGCACCAACGAGATGAGCACCACCATGGCCCGGCTGGCGGAGATGGTGGAGATCGCCGCCTTCCCAGGGTTGGGCAACAAGGCCCGGGGCCAGGACGCCTTCCTGCCGTTCAAGATCAGCGACGCCCCGGGCAAGAACGCCCGGATCACCGAGGAGACGGCCAAGGTGATCCGCTGGTTGATCAGCAACGGGCAGATGCCCCAGCGGGTGCTGGTGCTGGCCCTGGCAGAGCTGGAGCGCAGCGGGTTCTGAAGATCACGGGCCCAGACTGACCTCAAGCAGTAATGAACAGGGTTTGACCCAGAGCGGTGGCGGCGGCGAGTACAGCCTTGGCACAGCCACGCTGACCCTGCGCGGCGACATGCAGCCGCTGGAGCGGGACCTGGCGCGCATGCGGCAGGTGATCGCCGACATGGAGCGGCGGGGGACGAACATCCCTGCCCCCAACATCCCGCCGCCATCGCCGGAGGCGCAGCGTGGCTACGAGGGGCTCCTCAAGACCCTGGAGCGGCTGCGCGGCGCCGCCCAGGGCGACGGGGAAGCATTCAAGGCGCTGCAGGAGCAGCTCCGTGGTGCAGGCCAGGCGGCCGGCGCCGCTGGTGGTGCTGGGGGTTTCGGCGGTGCCGGCGGCGCCTTGGGCGGCCTGCTGGGCATGGCCGGCAAGGCGATCCCGATACTGGGCCAGCTGGGCCTGGCGGCCACCGGCATCCAGTCGATCTTCGGGGGGATGGCCGGGGCGATCAGCGCCGTGCTGGGCCCTTTGCAGCAGCTATCGGCAGAAGCCGGCCGGCTCAACAAGCAGGTGGCCGAGGCGGGGATCTTTGCGGCGCAATCGTTCGCGATCCTCGGCCCGGACGGGAAGTTGGTGGAGGGCACTGCCCGCCAGATGCAGATGGTGCGCGGCGCCATCCTCAAGGAATACAAGGGGATCCAGCAGGAAGTCGCCAACATCTCCGGCGCGACAGCTGGGGAGATCTACGAGGGGTTCAACATCGTCCTGAGCAACATCAGCAGCCTCGGCGCCAAAGGCACCACGGAGAACGCCGCCAAGCTGGCCACCAGGATCGCCGCCGGGATGAACACTCTTGGCGTGCCTGGCTACCAGCTGCGGGGTGAGGTGAATGCCCTGATGATGGGCAACATCGGGCCTGACGCGATGCTGGCCAAGAAGCTGGGCATCAGCGGGGATGACGTTCGGCAGCAGCAGGCGCAGGGCACCTACTACGACTTCCTGATGGGGAAGCTGCAGAAGCTCTACGAAGGGCAGAAGGTGCTGGCGTTGAGCCTGGCCAACGTGAAGTCCAACTTCGACGACGTGAACCAGGCGATTTCCTCGGAAGCGGGGCAGCCGCTGGAGCGGGACACGGCGACGATGATGCAGTCGATCCTGGTCACCTTCAAAAACCTGCAGCAGAGCTTCACCGGGTTCTTCAAGTCGATCGCGGAAGCGGTGGGGCCGGTGCTCAAGCTTTTCGGCCCGGTGGTGTCGATCCTGACCTCGATCGGTGCGGCGGCCTCCTCGGTCGGGCAGATCATCATGGATGTGGTCGGGACGGTCACGGCCGTGGTGGGCGGTGGCCTGATGCCAATCCTCACCGCAGTGGCGCGGACAGGTGAACTGATCGCTCGCGTGGTGGGGCTAGTGGCGGAGGCCATTGGAGCCGTAATCAACCCGATCAAGGCGCTTTTTAACGTGGGAGGCGACACGCAAACCGCCGCGGTGTCGAGCTTCTTCGATCAAATGTTCACCGGCCTGGACAAGGTGAGCGGCGCCATCGATTCGTTCAATCAGAAATGGGCGGCGATGGTGCTCAACACAAACCTGGCGGCCGTGCGGGCAAACATGAAGCTGACCGGCAAGTCCGAGGAGGAGATCCAGGCAGCCGAAAACGACATGCGGGACCGCTACAAGCTCCAGAGCGGCCTCACGGAAGAGGTGCAGCTGCGCAGCCTCCAGGTGCCTGGTGCAACCCTGGATCGGATTGAGGCCAGAGACCAACGGCTCGGCGTTGGATCGGCACGAGCCCTGGCCATCTCCAAAGAATGGGCAGACATCAAGCAGAAGTCCTATCAGAACGAGATCAAGAGCCTGGAGCAGGGCCTCACCTTGATGAACAAACAGCGGGAGGTGGCCGAGGCTATGAGCGCCGTGGCGGCTGCCCGGCGCGCCCTGCTGGCCCGCAGCTACGAGCTGGGGGTGCAGGTGGCGGCATCCCCCGAGGCCAAGGCCGCGGCCGAAACTCGCCTGGCGGATGTGAAGCTCCGGCAGGAGAAGGAAGCGATCGCCGAGCGGCGGGGGATCCTCCAGACGGAGCGGGAGCTCCAGCAACGGCAGATGCTGATCCAGCAGACCCAGATCAAGATCCAGCAGGAGCAGCTCAAGATCCAGGTGGCTGAGGCCGAAGCGGAGCGGGAGCGGGTGCGAACGGATACCCAGGCATTTCTGAAAGCCAGGGGTAACACCTCTCCCCGCAGCCCGGAATGGATGGCCATGACCACTCAGCTCAACAAGCTGGCGGCGGAGCAGACCTTGAACAATGCCAAGGTGGCCGGGAGCAGAAAAGCCCTGGAGCTGGCTTTCCAGGCCGAGAGGCAGCTGGGCACCATCAACGGCCTGGAGGCCCAGCGCCTGGGCCTGCAGGAGCAGCAGCTCGACATTCAGGGCCAGTCGGCGCAGTACACCAGGGAGCAGCAGGCCCTGATGGCACAGATCAGCGCCGCAGAGCAGAAGATCACCAACGAGCTCACCCGGGCCACCAACATCCAGAACGAGAAGAAGCAGAGGCTGGAAGCGCAAACCGAAGAGATCAACCGCCAGCTCAAGCTCCAGGATCAGCAGGGCCGGCTGGAGAAGGCCAGGGCCGACCTGGCTGCCACCCGTGCCAAGGCCGAGGTGCAAGCGGCGCAGCGGCTCGAGGAGGTGCAGGCGGCCCAGGACCGGGCCCGCAATGGTGGCGGCACGGCGTCGGTGATCGAGGCCCAGATTGCGGCGGCCGCGGCCGGCGTGACGGAAATGCAGACGGCGGCCGAGGTGCAGAAGCGCCTCTATGACGCCCGTGAGCAGCAGATGCAGCGGGAGCACCAGCTGCAGGCCCGCCAGCTGGAGGTGCAACAGATGCGGGAGAAGAGCGAGGTGCGGATTCAGGAGCTGCAGCTGCGAGGCCAGCAGGTTGCTCTGGCGATCGAGAAAGCCCGGCTGGTCGCCGATCTTGGCCGGCTGGGGCAAAGCAAGCAGCGGGATGCCCTGAGCCAGCAGGTGGCGGGGGCCAGCAGTGTGCCGGGGCTGCCTGGAACGCCGACTGGGACGACGGCCAACATCTTGCCCGGAACGAAAGGCGGCCCGAACTGGAACGAGGGGGTGGGCTACGGCCGCGGCCGGTTGCATGCCGGGCAGGATCTGGGGACGGATCCCAACGATCCGGTGGCGGCGCGGATGAATGGAGTGATTGAGCAGGCCTACGCCAAGGGGTTTGGCAAGGCTGGTGGTGCTGTCGTGATCAAGTATCAGGACGGGTCGAAAGGTACTTATGGCCACGTGAATCCACTGGTTGCCGCGGGGCAGAGCGTGGCGGCCGGTCAGCTCATCGCGAGGGTGACACCAGACGGAGGCAACAGCCACCTGCATTACGAGCTGAGGAACGCTCAGGGCCAGCTGAACTTCAACCCAGGCGCGGCAATCCGTGCGGGCATGGCGGCGGGAGGACGCCCAGCGGCTGCCGCAGTGCCTGCGTCGGCAATCCGGGCGACCAGCCAGGCCAGTGGAGGTGCTGCAGCGGGCGTGAGCGGCGGTCCGGTAACCAGCACCGCCAACCAAGAGCAGGGATTGCAGCAGGCACTGCAGGACAACACTCGGGTTCAAGGGGAAGTTGCCCAGGCCCTTAAGGACTTCGGGGAATACCAGAAGACGATCGGTGATGCCCAGGCCCTGGAGAAGGAGAACCTCACCGAGCAGCAGCTGGCGGAGCGGGCCCAGTTCGACTTCGAGCAGCGCAAGGCCCTGTTGACCGCCGAGGTGATGAAGACCCCCCAGGGCCAGCTGGGGCTGGCGGCTGGCGATGCGGTGAGCGGCAGCATCAGCGGCAGCCTGTCTGGCGCGATGCAGGCCCTGTTGAACGGTGGTGACGTGAAGCAGGCGGTGTCCAGTGCCCTGGCGCAGGCGGGCCAAGGGCTGATGCAGGCCACCATGGACGCCCTGCTGAATCCCCTGCTGGCGGAGTTGCAGAAAGGGATCTTTAAGACCGTCACCGGGGTGGATGTCGAGGCCCTGGCGCTGCAAAAGGCTGGCGGTGATCTCAGTAAGGCGGCCTGGGACCTGAGCCAGGCAGGGGTGGCGCTGGCCGGCAAAGGCGGCACCGGGGCCGCGGCGACGAACTTCGCCTCCAACCCCTTCGCCATTGCGGGCAAGCTCCTTGGTGGTGTTGGGGGCTTTTCCGGTGCCATGAACCTGGACTTCGGCATCCCTGCCCTGACCGGAATCCCAGATTTCTCCAGCGCCTTCACCCCTGGCCTGGCCGGCGGTGGAGATGTGAAGTACGGCCTCGACTACCTGGTGGGTGAAAAGGGCAGCGAGATCGTGCGGTTCAACAAAGACGGCGGCCGGGTCTACTCCAACCGTGCCCTCACCCAGGCCCTGGGCGTCCCCTTCCAGCGGGCCCCAGGCGGTGGGGCTGCCGTGGCCGATGGTGACAGCCTTGGGGTGCCGTTCAAGGCGGCCGGCTTTGCTGGTGGGATCCCCTTCCTCAAGGCTGGCCCCGGTGGCGCCCCCGGCAGCACCGGCAGCCCCGGCGGATCGGCGGCCGCCATGCCCCGCTCCGCCTCGGTGCGGCTCAACCTGCAGACCCAGGTGATCAACGGCGTGGAGTACGCCACCGTTGATCAGGTGCGGGAGGCCGCGGCGGCCGCTGCCCAGGCCGGCCGGGATTCGGCCTACGACGGCATGCGGAACAACCCCTCGATTCAACGCTCGCTGGGGATGCGCTGATGATCGCCATCTGCGCCTACATCAGCTTCCAGGCCGCCGGTGTGCCGGTGCCCGGCTACGCCTGGCAAAACCTGTTCACCGGCCAGACCCGCACCTATGACGGCCGCTCCCACGTGTTCCAGGCCTTCCGGATCTCGGACTCGGCCGGTGCTCGCGGCGGTGACCGCTCCCAGGGCCGGCTGGTACTCAACCGCAACCAGCTGGCCCTGAACGTGCTGGCCGAGGCCCGTGCCAACCAGTGGAAGATCCGCGCCGATGTCGTCCTCTGCGATGTTGCCGCCGGCAGTGACGTGCGCCTGCTGTCGGGGCACCTATGGCGGCTGGGCCCGATCGAGCGGCGGGAGATCATCACCGTCAGCCTCACGTCTCCCCTGGATGCGCTCCGCGGCGATGCGCCGCGCCGAAGGCTGACCGAGGCGCTGGTGGGGCAGGTGCCCGACACCGGCCAAATCTTCCTCACCTGATGGCCATGCCGCACGCCAACCAGGCCGCACCCTGGACCCGCTATCTGGGGCTGCCCTACCGGTGGGGGGGGGATCCGGATCGCCATGGCGGCACCGACTGCCTGCGCCTCACCATGGCCGTGCTGGATCTCTACGACGCGCCCCGGCCGGCGCTGATCAAGCGCGAGTGGTATGAGGCCGCCGGCCGGGGCCGCTGGAAGCCGCTGCTCGAGGAGCTCGCCGCCGGCAGCAGCACAGTGCCCGGAGCCATGCCGCTGGATGTGGCGTTGCTGGCTGGCGGCGCCCCGATCGCCCTGGGGGTGTGCGTGGCTGGAGGGGTGCTCACCACTTGTCAGGGGCAGGGCGTGCACTGGCGGCCGCTGGCCGCCTGCCGCGTGCGCCGCTGGTTTCGCTTCCTGCCGTCAGCCGTCACCGTTCCCGCGCCCATCTTGATCCTGTGACGCGACACCCCTGCCCCCTTCCAGGTGATGCCTACCTGGCGCAGCTGCTCGGCTGGAGCGAAGACCAGCTGCTGCACTACCAGCTGGAACGTCAGCAGGCCGCGGCATCGGAGCTGACGCGGAATCCACCGATCGCCACCTGCGATCCCGGCACCCTGGCTGCGGTCTCGCTGGCCGTCAGCATCCTGTCGGCCGGTTACACCATCGTTTCCGCCCTGCTGGCGCCCAAGGGGCAGCCCGGCCGGGTCATCAGCAGCCAGCAACAGGGCGAGACCATCGTTGATGGCGCCCGCTACGCCCCCCGGCCTGGCTTCGATTCGCTGCAGGAGGTAGCAAGGCTTGGCAGCCTGATTCCGATCACCTTTGCCAGGCGGGAGTACCTGCCGGCCCGAAACGGAAGGCCCGCGGGTTGGTACGGCGGCTGCCGCGTCGATCTTGGCCTGGTCTGGTCCCGGATGACCAGCCTGGGTGGTTCGCAGCTGTTCAGCGGCGTCTACGTGCTCGGCGAAGGGCCAATGGCGGAGATTGATCCGGCCGGTTTTGCGCTGGGCAACAACCTCTTGCTCTCCTACGACCTGGGCAGCGCTGAAGCCAATGAGGCCGCGGCTCGCGTCACCCTCTACAGCCGCCTGAACGGGGGACGGATTCGATCCAGCGACCGCATCGCCGGTCGGCTGGCGGCCAACGACATCGGCAATCTGGAAAACGCTGGTGGCGCTGATGTCTTTCAGGTGCGCAGCACCGGCGGCGTCATCCGTCCCGACGCCTGTGCAGCCTCCCGGCCCAGCAACTCCACGACCTGTGGCCTCTACGCCACCATGGGCAATGGCCTGGGGTTGCGGACCAACCCACAGTTGCGCCCCACCAGGCAATTTGCCACAAAGCCCCAGGGCACCAGTGGTGCCCAGAAGATCGATCCGGCAGACGATCCGGTGGCCCTAGGCGCCGTGTGGAAGGGCCGCCTGATGTGGTCGGGTCGTTGTGGCGTCGTGGCGACATCAAGTGGCAGCACACCGGGAAACATCACCCTCAGCGCTGGCGAGACGTTTGATTATCTGCTCTCTAACAGCACGGATGCCAACACTAAACTACGGTTTGATAGCAACAACACCGACATTGGCAGTGGCGATGCCTTTCACGTCGAAACTGGCACCGATGTAGCCGCAACAATTAGTGGTCGTCAACGATCGATCGATGATGGTTTGGTGCTGGGTGAAATCTATAAATGTGGTAGTTGCTTGGCAGTATTGCAGCAACGCATCCCCGCGGACGAAACATTCTCGTCTGATGCCGACAATCAACCGGTCGGCAATGGACAGTCGATCACAGCACGCTTTCGCGTCATCAAAGCTGGTGTTGTCACTGTCTCATCAGCAGGAGAGATCAATCCATCCACGACAGGAACAACGGCCTATCCGGCCCGAGTGGATGTGTCCAATAACTGGGACTGGACTTCATCTGTCGTTGACCCTGGACCCCGCTATTCCAGCGGCACCAGCCGGGGGCATCTCCATCGCTGCGCAGTGGCTGATTTTACGCTGAACAAGCCGGCCAGGGTGATCGAGATCGGTCTGCGCAGCACGGTGGGCATTCGAGGCAGCGGCTTTGCCAACCTCAGGCAAGCGCCAACGCTGACCGAGATCAACCGCCTGGCCGGCGGTGAACGAGAAGGGCAGACGCTGGGGTCAGGCAGCAAGATCGGGATCGCTGTCTATCAGGGTGGCGCCAGAAGTTTCGTAGAAGAGCGCTACAGCTTCATCCGTATCAGCTACCGGCCCGAGGGTGCCGCCACATTTGTGGAGCTGCCCTCCATCTACGGCGTGCGCGGGCTGACCCAGCAGGCGCAGTACAACAGCTTGCAGCTAGAACTCCCTGCTGGCAGCCGTTGCGCACAGGTACGGCTCGAACCGCTTTCTGGCTGGGAGATCCGCTCGGGCACCGCTGCTGGTCAGCTGGTGGTGCTCGATAGCCGCACGGCCACCCTGCAGACCGTGGTGGATGGCACCTGCACCGTTCGCTATGCCGGCGAGGCACCCTTCACCAGAACGGCCGATCGCTTCGCTCTGAAGTCGATTGAGCCTGAACAGGATCTGGGCCTTGGCTGGACCGATGGCACGGCAATGACCGACCCCTGGGGGAAGGTGGCGGAGGCGTTTGTTTACGAGGAGATCCAGAGCACGGCCAGCCAACGGCCTGAGCACGAAATCGCCTACATCAACATCATCCAGACCAACGCCACCACACCCACCTACGACGGCATTGCCGGGGTGGGCATGAACATCCGCTCAGCCCTGGAGCTTCAGAGCGTCAACCAGCTCTCAGCGCAGGTGATTGGCGGCCACATTTGTTCCCGCTACATCGAGGCCAACCAAGGACCGACCCATCTGCTGCCAGACATCTTCACCCGGCTGGCGCTGAGCCCTGTCTTTGGCGCCGGGCAGGACGTGAGCGCCGAGCAGATCAATGCCGCCAGCTTCCTGGCGTCGGCGCAGTGGTGTTTAGACCGACGCTACTTCTTCGATGGCACCCTGCCTCAGCCGGAAAACCTGCGGCAGTGGGCGGCCGATCAGGCGGGGCTGCATCTGCTGGCCTTCTATGAGCTCAATGGACAGTTCTATTTCAAGCCTGCGCTGAGCTTCAATCCGGTGCCGATCGTGGACCTGTTCACCGCTGCAAACATCAAGCCGGGAACTTTCCAGAGCACCACCAGCGACGACGACCAGCGCCGACCGATCCAGGTTAGCGGGCTGTATCGGGAAGAGCGCAGCAACAACGACCTGCTTTCTCCCGGTGTGTTCTCGACCGTGCGGGAGATCACGATCCGCGAGGCCTCGGCCAGCGACAGCGATCCGGTGGAACAGCTGGACATGAAGGCCAGCTGCACCAACCGCTGGCATTTGATCGATGCGGCCAAGCACCTGATCCGCTGGCGCCGGCTGGTGGGCGATCCGATCAGCTTTGAGACCACCTATGCCGGCATGCTGCGGCCGATCGCGCCGGAAGACCACATCGCCGTGGCCTACGACGAGACGCTCGAAGACCTCTACAGCAATGGTGCCGTGATGCCCGATGGCACCCTGGTGGCCTCCGAACCGCTGGAGGATGGGAATTACGAGGTGCTGGCCTGGGATGGCACCACCCCGCCGGGCCCCACGATCCAGTCGCTGGTGGTCAGCGGCGGCGGCACCAGGGGCAACCTGCTGGGCAGCGCCTGGACCCGCACCGCCCCCCCCCAGGTGCGCACCTACCGGGTGATGCGCGTCACCCCCACCGATGACGGCCGCCAGAAGATCGAGGCTGTGTTGATGCCAACCGCAGCCGATGGCCGCTTGCTGCTTTCCCTAAACTGGGATGAGCCCACCGCCTGGGTGATCCGCGGCTGATGGCGATCCTCTTCCCCAGCATCGAGCCGACCAGATTCGCGTTCGTGATGCCCCGCCACCCGATTACCAGCGCGGTGTCGGAGGCC